AATAAAGCCGATACGATTAGCGAGTAACGTAGCCTTTAAAGCCATTACTCCGGTTTTAATAGCCGTTATAGCAGTTGAGATCTTAGGCGCTAACGTCATAATAGTACCTACGGCTGAGATAAGCTTACCTGTGATGATAAGTACCGGACCTAAAGCCGTTATTAGTGCCAATACTATAAGTATGATCTGTTGAATCCCTGGCGATAAGTTACTAAACCAGGTCGTTAACTTCTCTACGCTCTTAGACACTTTTTCGATTAATGGAGCCAGGGCACTAAGAGCCGTTTGTCCTAAAGTAATACCGGCATTTTTAAGTTCGTTAATAGCGACCTTAGCCTTTTTACTAGGCGTGTCTAGCTTTCCCATAGCCTCGCCGGTAGCTCCGGTAGAGGCTATCATATCCTTAGCCATAGCATTAAAGCTCTCGGCTCCGTCGGATAATAGTGTTAATCCGGCTTTTCCGGCCTCGGACGATTGCCATAGTTCATTAAAGCTGACTCCGGATTTATCCGCGTGGTCTTTTACGATCTGTAGAACGTCTCCGACGCTCTTACCCTCGCCTATTAACTCCTGGAATGACTTACCGGTCTCCTCTTTAAGCGCTTGTCCGACCTTAGTAGACGACTTACCTAACTCGTTTAGCATGGAATTCATGTAAGTAGTAGACTCGGCGGTCGCGATACCTTTAGCGGTCATGATCGCATAACCGGCGGTAATCTGTTCCAGGCCTACGCCCATAGAATTAGCGGTAGGTATGATTTTACCCATACTAGAGGCTAACTCCGCTACGGTCGTTTTACCTTTATTCTGAGTATTGATAAGCATATCCGACACGGATCCAACCTTATCAGCCTCCAGGCCGTAAGCGTTCATAATAGTAGTTAAGACGTCGATAGCGCTAGCGGTATCGGTAAAGCCGGCTTTAGCTAGGCTAGTAGCATTACTAACGAAGTTAACCGCGTCGGCGGTACTCTGACCGGCTGAGATTGCGTTATAGGTCGCGTCGGCGATATCATTAGCGCTAATACCGGTCTGATTGCTTAGATCTATGATCTGAGCGCTTAAGTCATCTAAGGATACGGCGCTAGTATCGGCAATCGTATTAACCTTAGCCATAGCGTCTTGAAAATTAGACGCTAAAGCAACAGATCCGCCTAGCACCGCTCCGGTAGCTCCGGAGATAACGCTAAACTTTTTACCGACGGCCTCTACCTTGCCTCCGACTTTTTCGAGTTCTTGTCCTACTTGTGCGATCTGTTGAGCGCCTACAGATCCAAACTCTTTTTGAGCCTCTTTAAGTCCCTTTAACTTATTCTCAGTACTAGCTATCTCTCTCTGTAGGTTGCGGTACTCCTCCTCGGTCAACTTAATTTCTCCGGAGTCGGCTTTAGCTAAGACCTCTTTTAAGAATTTTAGCTTAATCTCTGTCTCTCCGATTGAATTTTTAAGTAAATCCGACTTTTGGGCCAATAGCGTTACGTTTTTTGGATCGAATTTTAAGAGAGTGTTAACTCCCTTTAATTCCTTTTGTAAGGCGGTACTCTGTTTAGTGGCGTTCGATAAGGATCTTCCTAGCTCGGTTGTATCGCCTCCGATTTTGACGGTTATACCTTTAATCCCTCCGGCCATAGATAATCACCTCCTTAATGCTTAAATTTTTCGCGTAAACTCTTACGATCCGGGTTAGTTTGCTCGAGCCTCCAGGCGTTATCTAGGTACTTTCGGCCCTCCTCGGACTGATTGAGCTTGTAGATAAACGCGTCACGCCTAAGTGCCAAATAATCTATATAATCCAACTCCTCAACCTCGTAGAGATTTAAGCCGGCGTAATCGGCTACCAATTTCTCGAAAGTTGTTGTGATTTCATACTTATTTCCCTTACCGTCGTCGTCTGACGGATAGTAAGGGAGCTTTAGTTTTTTCCGGCGGTTTCCTCATTGATAAAGTCCATATAAGCGTCGAAAAAGGTCATAATATCCTCAAAATCGAAAATCTCCTCGAGTAATTCCGCCTCGATCTTTACGCCTCCCTTGTTGTGGCTCATAATCTCAGCGGTTAAGGAGTAAAGCTCGTCTAAGGTCTCCTCAGAAATATTGTTAGTCTCCTCGATCTCTGTCATTGTGTCCTTAAGACCGATGATAGCCGATAATACTCTCTTAGTAGGAGCGCTAATCATAACGGTAGTCTGATTATCATCAGCCAGGGTTACGGCTAAATATTTCTTTTTCAGATTGTTAAAATTTAGTGATTTACTCATTTATTACACCTCCATAGTAAAAAAGGCGAAGAGTAAACACGCTCCGCCTAAGTATCAGTTTTTAACCGCCTACAGTTGTAGTCATTTCCTCATTATACTCAATGAGAGTACCCTCATTGTCCATAGGTAAGCACTTAAACTCAGCGTCAATAACTGTTTCTTTGTCCTTAGCGAACGCTAAAGTAAAGCCAGCCTGGTTTACGCCACGGATAGTAACCCATACGTCTCCGTCCTGGTTATCGGTATGATGGAAACAAAGCGCGTAAGACTTACCGTTATTGTTAGCAACTCCACCGATTTTTACGGTACGGATACCGCCATTTTCAGTTACACGAGCGGTACTAGCTAACTTCTCTAAGGTCTTACCGTTCCAGGTAAGAACGCCACTCTTAAGAGTAGCCTCTTCTTCTGTGATGATGGTCTTACTAACCTTACCGGAGTCGTCCTTAGCCTCATAAAATGTAGGCTTATATTCGAGAGACGCGCCTCCCTGGATACGTCCTAAAAGGTCTGTATCTGTAAACTCTGTATAAGCCGGTACGCCCTTAGTAGCGTCGTACTCTTTAATCATAAGATCGCCGGATCCCAAAGTAATAACCTCGGCGTCTCTATTCTTAACCTCAGCCATATTTTTTTATCTCCTTTATTTTTCTAAAAATTCAAAACTATAAATAACCTGGTAGAGTCCCTCAGACTCTAACCAATAACGATCCTCTTTTTCATAAGCTAGTCCGAACTTATCGAGACTAGCCTCTATCCTACGCTCGGCTCCTGGATCCGGAGTAGAGCTATAAAGCTCGATAATATACTCATGATCCTTAATCATGTTAAGATTATCCGCGCCTCTAGCCTCGTATGAGTCTAAATATATCGTGTATGTAGTAGTCGGAGGCTTTAGAAAGCGACACTCTTTAAAGGTCTTATTTTCAATAAAACCGGCGTCAGCTAATACTTGCTTAACCATTTTTGATAACCTCCTCTACCGCTTTAACATAATCCTCAATGATCGGATCACTAGCCTTTTTAATAAAGCCGGTACCCTCAGTCCTAGCTTTACCGTTACGGATACGCCTAGTCGCGTGACCGTACTCTAGTAAGTGAGATAGTCTGTAGTATGGAGCTTTAACGTACCATAAGTAACCGGCTCCTACTGGATTCTCCCACTCTTTTTTACTGGAGATAGCTCTGCGATATTTACCACTCTTTTTTGGAGCGGTCTGCTTAGTAGTTTTAACTAGCTTATCCATGTGCTTTTTTGCCTCGGCTTTAGTGCCGTTAATAACCACCTTATTGTAGTTATCCAACTCTTTACCGATCGCCTCGCTTAACTGATCTACAGATATAACATTACTCATTTAGCACACCCCCAACAGCTTAACGGTTTTATGCTCCTCTCTAAAGTCGTCATAATCCGTTATATTGTAAGGATTACCGTCGTAAATAATCCTATAAAGCTGAGTATTAAACTCGATCTCTTTAAGTGCCTTAAAGTATCTAACCTCGAAAGTCTTAGTAACTTTATCCTGGATAGCTCCGGCGTTTTGATACTCGTTATTTTTGCTCGCTTTATTTATATAGGCGTGTAGCTTGTACACGTCCTCCCATTTCTCCGTAGCCTCGTTAATTCTTTGGATAGAGATCGGTTTATCATAAGGTTTACTCATGCTATCCCCTCCTCAACTCGAGACGTAACTGTAAGCTCATATCGTCTACCAGGCGTTTACAATTTCCACTGATGTTAGTAGACTGGGAGCCTCGGTTACTATAAAGATCATCCACAATAATTAAGGCTAATTCTTTAACTCTAGGATCCTCGGTAGGATAGTTAGTACCGATAGATCCTTTAAGGTAGGAGTCGGCCGTATTGATTAATCGATTTATATTACGCTCTGTCATTTCGTCCACGTAGTCGATCCCTAAATAATCCTCAACCTCGTCTATAGTAACTACCATACCTCAACCTCCTTAACCCTTTACGATAGGATCCGTAGGCTGACTACCGGTACCAGTATTTAAAATACTGTTGATAATCTCGCCTTTAGTATTCTGAGACGTAACTCCCTCGACGTTAAGATCCTTAGCGAGTGCCAGGAGCTGAGACTTAGTTAAAGCCTCAAGCTCCTCCTTGCTATACTCTCCGTCTCCGTTAGTGTCCGCGAGGGAAGTTATTCCCCCACCTGGATATAACCGTTAACGATGGAGTCGGCGTCCTTAACTCGATAGTCGTTACGTTCGATAGCTCTCATAAGAGTCATATTCTGAGCGAAAGCGTTAAAGGATCCGATAGTTGCTACTGTAGAGGCGTCAATAGTGATCTTCTTACGGTCGTACTTTCTGACATAATCGAAAAGGTTACCTACGATAAATGGGATCTTATGACCTACTACCTTTTCGCTACTCTTAACCTCAGTACTTACAAAAACGGAATTAGGAAGTACCTTAATAGGAAGTACCGTAGTACCACAACGAAGAGTCATATTAGCCGGAGCGGTAGGATCCGGATTGAGTAGAGGTCTACCAGTAGTATCTTTAAGAGTATCCAGGTAGTTAAGTCCGTCGTCGTTGGTGTAGATCTTAGCGCCTGCCTTATAAGCCTGGCCAAGTGTTACGTTAAGAGCCTTTTTAATACCGTCGATATCAGCAAAAGAAGTCTGAGTCTTTTTAGCGACGAGAGCCAGGACCTTAGCGTTAGTAGTGTTAACCTCAGCCTGGCCGAGCCACTCAGATACAACCTCGGCGATATTAGCGTCGGAATCATCGATCAGATCATTAGATACTGGCATAAAGCCGGCTCTATCCTGGATAGCGTAAGGAAGTCTCTCGAACTGTGGAGCCTGGATTTCCTCGGCAATAGCTCCGTTTTCGTCGATATCTACGAAAGTATTAGGAGTAGTTTTCTTCTGAAAAGTACGAGATCCCTTATTAGTAGATACCGGTACTACGTCGATATCAGACTCGAGAGAGTAATCTACGTCCTTATAATGTTCAATCTTAGTAGAGATATCTTCCGGTACGGTATAGCCACCACGCTCGCCGACTCCCTCAGCGAGACCAGTACCGGCCGGTACGCCTTTAACAATGTTACGAACGGCCTTAGCAAAATCGGCGATATGATCGACTTTCTTAGTAGCGTTAGGATTTTCGATAGGCTCTACTGGAGTAGCGGACTGAGCGCCGGCCATTTTCTCGGCCTCAAAAATTTTCTTTTCCGTTTCAAGTTCCTTAGTAAGAGCGTCCACCTGGTCCATAAGTTCGTTAGCCTTAGCTACGTCCTTATTTTCACCCTCCATAAATGCTTTAGCCTGGAGTGTTTTTTCCTGGATCTGAGCCATAAGCTCTCTCATTTTCTTATTCATGTTTTTTCCTCCTTAAATTTTTTTAGTTTACATTTAAAAAAGGACGCTAGCTCTCGCGATCCTTGCGGACACGATACGCTCGTCCATTTTTTCGGTATTATCTGTAGTATTATCTACTACCGGAGTCTCGTTAGGAGTCTCCTCTTTTTCGGCTACCGGCTTAGTAAATCCGATAGACTTATGAGTACCGGCTCTAGGCTGAGCCGGAACCGCTACGAAACTAAGCTCGTAAGCCTCTTTAGCTCCGTGTAAAAGCATTTTACAACGGCGCTTTGTAGCTTTACCCTCGGCGTCTGTAACCTCGTACTCCCTGCCGGGCCAATGCATACAATAATCTTTCATATTGTCGACTCCGCAAATACTACAGATCATTTTCTCCGGTACGGTAGAGGTACTAACCTCTTTTTTAATACCGCCCTTAATCTCGGCGATCAAGTCCTTATTAGAGTCGGTCTTAATCATATAGATCTTAGCGATAAGCTCCGTATGGAGTTCGCCTAACTCTGTAGACTTGTTAGCGTCCTGGACTAGCTCCGTATCGTAAATACGTGCGATCTGATTATCCGCTCTACGAGCGTGGTCCTTTAGCATGGTTTTACCAGGATACAACTTTTTGAGATCCTGGAGAGCCTTTAGGTTAAAAGGCATAAAGTTACGGTCGTCTTGTTCGTTATCAGCGATACTAGCCTTAAAGATAAATACGTCCTCAGCCTTAACCGGACTAAGAGTGTATTTATTGATCTTCTTAAGGTCGGCGTCCGTAACCTCTAAAGGTGATACGCTCGCTAACTTCTGAATGACACCAGGTAAAGCGTCCGGATCATTGAAGTTAATTAACTTCTCGTTATCCATTGTCTATCACCTCCTTTCCGTCGTTATTAGGATTATCTTCCGGATCTTCCTCCGGATCTTCCTCGCTATTTGTATATTGCGATCCGGTTAATTCAACCGGGATACTCGCACCGTTACCGAGGAGACGATCTCCTCCCTCTTTAGCCTCCAGGTCTAACAAAGCTCTAGCCTCGTTAGGCGTGTAAAGGAAACTATTAACCGCTGTAGATAAAGAATCAATCTGAGTCTTTAAATCAGCTCGTAAGATAACCGCTACGTTAAATTTGAAGTGATAGCCATTATCCACCTCGCTACGTGTGAGGAGCTTATAGCTAATCTCCTCCTCGTATTGCTTGATAATATAAAGCAAGGTATCGACTAAAAAGCTCAACTGTTGAGCCTCAGCACTCGCGTAGCTTGACTTTGTATAATCTCCGATCTGATAAGGCTTAATACCGAACGCGCTAGCAATCTGTAAAGCGGTATACTGTCTAACCTCTACAAACTGGTTATCGGCTAGCTTGACGTTAAGCGGATTTAAGCTAAATCCTAAAGGAATAGGGATAATATTCTCCACACCCTCGTTAGATAGCTCGCCCTTAGCATAAGCTTCGGTCATTTTAACAAGCTCCTGGACGTTAGCCTCACTGAGAGATCCGGTATAATTGAGGACCGCCTTAGCCGTAAAGCCACTCGAGTACATCTTATTAAGCATTTTCTGAGACTTGATGCCTCCGCCGATAGTCGCCTTAAGCTGATCCTGGACGCTAATACCGATAATACCGTCGAGAGTATTACTAGTCTTAAAGTGTAGGATCTCCTCAGATCCAAAGCGATAAAGCCGACCGCCTCCGGAGTACATATAATAGATATCCGGCTGATCGGCTAAGATCTTAGCGTCATCGTAATAGACTTCCACCTGGGTACTAGGTAAAATCCAAAGTTTTGTATCCTTGCCGGCTCCCTGGATCCATACGTAGGCGTTGCCGTAGTGATTACGGTTATATTCTACCGTACTCCAAAAGGTTGAGGCCGTCATATATGGATTAGGTCGGTCATGTAGAACGTAATAAAGAGGATGTTTACGAGCTGTCTCTACGCCGTTTTTATCGTTGTATCGGAGTAATTTAAGAGGTAACTTGCCGATACTCTCGCTAAGTACTTTCATACAAGCGAAATAGGTAGCCTCAGAGATCGCTCTCTCGTCCTCGTCCGGATCAATTCCTAAAAATTTATAAAGGTTATTAAGCTCTATAGTCTGACGATCGGACTTATTAAAGATCATCTTTAAGGCTAACCCTAGCCTTTTTGTAAATTTCATTGGTTAACACCCTCCTTTATTTCTTCCAACCCATAGCCTTGAGATACTTATCTAACTCGTTCTCTACGTCTACTGTCTCGGTGGTCTTATTCTTAAGCATAACCGCGTGAGCGTCTACACAAGCGTCGACTGGATCGATACGCTTAAAGCGGTGACCCGGCTTTTTATCTACCTTAATCTCGTCGAAACTGTTACGCACGATCGAGGCATTGAGAAAACTCCAGGTTAATAGCTCGTTATGGACGTTATAGGCGATCGATTCACTCTTAACGAGTAACTGAATATCGACCGTAGCGTCGTTAAGTCCTTTACATGACTGAGTTATAATTACGACCGGACAACCGAAAGCCTCAAGATCCGATAGAATACCGTCGGCGTTATGCGGATCAATACCGATACCCTTAAATTTAAGGTCGTACTCGTCTTTCAATCGCTTAAGGTCCTTGATAATAAACTTGTAGTCATTTTTAAAATCTCCGTCGCCACCGGTTACGGTTATAAGTTCCATCTGTTCCCATAAGTCGTAAGGCGCTAAGTCGGTCTCGATATGCTCCTGGAGTCGTCCTCTAGGCATAAACGAGTGAGAATACAAGTAATATTTATCGTTATCCTCTACCGGCTCAAATTCTAACGTGTAAGTCGTTAAATCTCCTCCGCTTGATAAGTCCAAGCCTACCCAACACTCACGGCCTCTATAGGCCTCTAGCGTGTCCTCTGAGGCACATTTAGACCATTTATCAGCGTTAACAAATTGATCGTCGGTATTTTGTACCCACATATTAAGGCACTTCGTAAGGAAGTCTCTAAGATCAGATCCTCCCATATCCTTAGCGGTCTGAGCGTCGGTTTTGAGTTGCTCGATACCCTCAGCCGTACTACATAGGTACGGATTAGCCTTAATCCAGTTGTTAGGATCCCATATATCATCTTGAGGATCCAGGCAATAGATATCTACAAAAAAATCCTCGGCGGTCGCTTGACTTCCGAGGATTTTTATACAATAGTCGTCCATTTCTTTACAAAAGGAGTTGAGATTATCGCCTCGAGTTGTAATCATGGATACTAAGGTCTCGTCTAAGGCTCTAGTACCGTTATATAGAGCCTTATAGATTTTATTGTCTTTATGCTGATGTATCTCGTCGATCGAGCTAAATATCGATCTAAAGCCGTCGTCTAAGCCGGCCTCTTTACTAAGTGCCTCGATAGTACAGTTAGTATCCTTAGCTATGATCGTGGAGATATAATCTTTAACCTCGAAAAACTCTCCTAAGTCCGGATCAATGGTAATAAATTTACTCATTTCCTCCCACGCTAGACGCGCTTGTCGTTTCTTAGTTGCTACTGTAAATAGCTTACCAAAGTTATAGCCACCAAAGCCGGCGATATAAGTACCGATAATACCATTCTCGAACGTCTTACCGTTTTGACGTGCCTCTGACTTATAACGTCGTCTAAATCGGCGTTTATCGTTTGTCTGTTTGTACCACCCAAACGTAGCGCCGAGGTCGAACGCTTGAGAATCTAAGAGCTTAACCGCTTTTGGCTCCGTTCCCTCGGCGATCGTTAAGGTCTCGGCGTAGTTGATGATCTCCTCAGCCTTTGCCGGATTAAAATAATAAGGAAATTCCTTAGTATTCTGTCTTTTAAGGTCGTCCAGGTGGCGCTTGCAAGCTAACTTGTGTAGCTCACCGGCTACTACTTTACCGGCGACCACGTCACGCGCGTACCTGGTTACGCGATCGTTAAGGACGTTAGAGTTATCCACCTGCGGCGGTCCTCTTTTCAAATTTTTTAAACTTGTTTTCTTTAGGAGTATCCTCTTTATTAGCTCCAGGTACTACGAGCTTACAACGGCTCGAGATTGATAATCCTAAGTCGTTAGCCGAGGCTCTAACCATTTTAAAGTTGCGCTCCTGGATTTTACTCCATGCCTCGTACTTCATAGGATCGTTTTTAACTTCCGTTTTTCGGAGTTGCTTAGTAGCGTGTACGTAGGAGTCGTTAGCTACGATATATCGAGCTAGAGCGTCTACGTCGGTCTCTCCCATGATCTTAAGTTTTTCTAATTGAGCGGATAACTTATAAAAAGTATCCTTTTGCTTTTTAGTCAGATAGTCCGGAACGATAATACCGTCGGTTATCGGCTTGATCTCTCGCTCCTGGCGCTCCTGGATCTCCGCCTTAGTTAAGTGCTTAGATCCTCGAGCCTGGACTACCTCGATAGGTAATCTCTGACCGGCCATAGTATCGCCTCCTCCCGGTTAGATTTTTAAGTCCTTTCCGTTATGTAAATTTTTCGATTGCTCTAATCATGTTACACCTCGCTTATATTACACTAAAAAGGCGCTCTTACTTCACTCTGATTTTCTGTCCTGCGTAAATCTTGTTCGGATTAGCAATACCGTTGATCTGTGCTAAATGCTGATATGTTGTTCCGTATTTAGAAGCAATACCACTTAATGTATCACCACTTCTAACAGTGTAATATACCGCTTTATTAGCACTCATCAATTTATTAACAATTGCTTGTATTACAGTGTAGTTATATCCTGCACTTGTTAAACGCTGTTTACGATCATCACCATTGCCCCACTTTCCGGCAATGACTTCCTTTGCAATCTCGTCATTAGATTTCTTTGCCAGCTTTGCATTCACTGCGTTCTGAACTGCATCGTAGTTATACCCTGCAGCAGTCAAACGTTTCTTTCTGTCTGAACCATTTCCCCATTGACCTGCAATTACTTCATCAGCAAGCTGATCATTTGTCTTTCTTGTTGGATTTGTCTGAGGCTTTGCTGTACTTGTTGACTTACCGACATATGCATCCCATGTGGAATTGTCTCCGTAGAATACATTACAGTCCAAGTTGCCACTGTAGCCATTTAAACGACCACTTGAAGTCCACTGCCACATACAGTAGAAAGGCCACCACTTTACTTTTGGTCGTGATCCTGCGTTAGCCATATCGTAGTTATAATCCGGATTATTATCACGATATTTTGCTACCCATAATCCATAGTCTGCATTTACAACACTTGACCAGTCGTGCGCGTTGACTACTGACTCGGACATATAGATCGCAGGCTTTACGCCGGATAGCTGATATACTCTGTCTAACCATCTCTTTGCCCATGCGACATCGCTTGTGTTTCCGGATTCCCAGTCAAGAATAGGGATGCCCTTTCCAAAGTATCCACGGCAGTTGTTGTAGAAGTATTCTGCTTCTCTGACTGCGTCATTTGTCGGTCTAGCGAAATGATAGAATCCAATCTTTTTTCCTAGCTTCAACGCTTGCTGAATGAATCCATCACAGCTTTTGTCAACATATCCAATGCCCTCTGTTGCTTTTGCAATTACAAAGTCACATGGTACTTTTGATAGGTCAATTCCTCTTTGCCAATTTGAAATGTCAATACCGTTTAATGTCATTTTTCTCCTCCTTCAATCTGACAAAATAAAAACTTGAGATAATTTCCTCAAGTCTTTGTTATCTGTTTGTCTGCTTCATCGCTTCTGCCACTGAATCATGCCATCTCTTAGGCACATCTTCCAGTGTCATGCGGTTCATCTGAATCTGTCTTACGTACCATTTAACCATGATTATTCTCCTCCTACGATTTCTGCAAGTGAAGCGATTGCCCCGTTGATGGCTGCGATGTCAGCAGAGTTCTGACTGACTGTATCTTGAAGTGTTGGCTTGTTCATCACAAATTCAAGAATATCTGCCGTTTTGCTTCCAAGATTTACATTGTAATTAGTCATGATTGATTCAATCTTTGTGTATCCGTTGTATGTTGCTACTACTGTTGCCCCGTCATCACTGTAAAGGTCAAAGTTGCCGTCAAACTTTGCAAGTTCAGACTTCAGTGCGTCTACTGTCATTCCGTCTGCTACGAATGCCATACGTAATGCTTCGGGGGAGTAATTTACCCCGTTGTCTAATACGTCATAAAACTTGCCATTGATTTTTAATTTGTTCATATTCTCTCCTTAATTAAGCTGTTCTTTCCCAAATGTAAACTGCCAAATACGGTTGCATATTGTTATGACTTGCACCGCCACCTGTTGAATTTGTGTTTAAAATATTACTAGATTGTGAACTTGTTTCACTTTTTTGGTCAATGTATAGAACCTGGTCTCCGTTCTTATCCCAGGCGTCTGCTTTAAGCCCATAGTTGCTTAATTTATAGTTATATACTTTACCCGCACTGTGACCATGTGGTGGCATTTCATTCCCGGTTAGATAATGGTATGCTTCTCCGCCAGTTGAACCTAGTGGGTATGTATCGTTTGCACCAATCAAGCATCGACCATCAGCAGTCTTTCTCCATCTTCCGCCCCATGCTTCTTGCGGGTTGAATGAAGCACTTGTACTGATATAAATGCTACCGACTGGATACGGAGCCAATTTTATTTTTTTCCATAAGTACGTCAATCCTGTTTCGTCTAAAAAAGCCATTTTTCATTTTCCCTTTCTATACGCATATAGAATCAATCTTTGCGTTAGTAATTGCTGAATATGTAGTGTTGCTGTCTTGCTGAGTAAATGTAGTAGTTGTTCCATCCAATGCCGTTGCTGTAAATGTCGTTCCCGATCTTGTAATGCTTTTTATTGCCTTTGACTGATCATAGTTTGCAACGTTGCCTAGACCTACTTGTGCTTTAGTCACTTTATGAGGATTACTTTTATTTCCTATATGGTTCCTGGCTGTAGAATCCTTGACCGTGTATGTTGTGCCATTTTGGAGTTCGATACTTGATATATCAGCCATTCAAGCAACCCCCTTTACTTTGTTGTAATTGTTGCGCTTGTGCCTTTAAACGCTGGTGCGGATGCACTAGCAGACTTAATGCCTGTTGCAACCGTTACCTCTTCTCCTTTTGTTGGCAAAGAACCTGCTGAGAATCCCAATGTTAAAGTCTCATTGTCAACCGTTGCCGTGAAATTTGGCAATGTTCCTACGTCAGTCATCGGCGTAACACTCGCTGTGTTTACAGCAACCGTAACAGTCGGTGCGGAAACTGAACCTGCCGGTGTATATGATGCACTCGCAGAATCCTTGAATGCCAGTCCCTTGAGACTGCCTGTACTACCAAATTCATGCCACTTTTTGTCTGATGTAGACCATACAAATTCAAGCTGTTCGTAAATTACAACGTCACCGTTTGATGGCGTATAATCTGCTTCATTAATCTTGATTGGTGATGTGCTAGAGCCATTCGCAAGTGCCGTTGTTGTAACTCCTGCGTAATGCATAGCACCTGTTCCAGATCCTTTGAGCATGCTAATGTCATTTCTTGCTGTTGCATCTTTGATGTCGTAAGTGACTCCACTAGGTAATGTGATTTCTGAAATATCTGCCATTTTTATTTTCCTCCTATAATCAGATTTCCTTTGCTAACAGTATACGTCGTACCACTGTCCCATTTCAACCTGTCTTCACGTGATACGTGTATATCTTCATTTTTTGCATGTATGTTTATTTCGCTGTTCAGATTTTCAAATTCTTTTTTTGCTTCGCTTGCACTCTCAATATCATAGTCTGCAAGCGATTTGTTTCCTTTTACTTCAACATTGTTGATTTTAGGAATATTTGTTAATTCGTTATAATCGTCTGTCCCATCTGTTCCAATAACTGTAACGCTATCCATTTTTACGGTTAGATAATCATCGTCCGCAAGCATGATAATTTTGTAAAGGTCCATGCTTTACACCCCTTTTTCGGTATCACCTGCGAACGTGACTTCTTCCGTGATAATCAGCTTGCCTACAAACGTCTGATGTATCTTATCACCTCTGATAAGCTCAATGTCATAATAATAAGTTCCATAATCAATGTTGTCTGTATCTTCCGGCATGATTGAGAATGAATATACATTTCCACTTTTAGTTATCGTTCCATCAGTCAGTTTTTTCTGAATGATAATTTTACTCGCTGATGTATTTGCTTTTACCGTAAAAGTAATTTGAGTAAATTCTTTGCTTACCTCTGTATCGTTTGCATCACGAACGGTGAAATGAATATTTCTAATGTCACCTCTCGGCATTGTAATACGTTCCATACATTATACCCCCGTTATAGAATCTATCTCCGCATTTGTGATTGTCTCAAACGTTGCCCATACGAAATCATAATCAGTGTTGCTTTTCTTTTTCAAGAACTGTCCTGCAATTCCTCCCGAAGGAATGCCGTCTCCATCTTTGCCGTTGGTAACCTTAAAAGTTGTGGTAACTCCGTCAGTACAAGTAACAGTATAAGTATCAACCAGGCCGTCGGTGGAGGTCTTTTTAATATCTTTAATATTACCGCCAGCCTCGCCTTTTAATAATAACGTTTTAAAAATAATATCACTCATTTTTACCTCCTCGTAACTTCCCAGGTGATATCTAAATATCCTCTCATAAGAGTATAGATATCATCTCCAATATTTAATTCCAGGTCATAGTAATAACGTCCGATAGAAATAGTCTCCGTTTTACTAGGAGCCACTCTTACGCAGTAAGTACGAGTATCAGTCTCCTTATTATGATCCACCAAAGTTATATGATCGTCTAGGTCACACTTAAATAATACTTCGTCATTGTCGTAATGATCTCTAACAGTGAAACGAATATTTTTAAGTTCTTGTTTTCCAACTCCTACGAGCTGAAAATTAAACATCATCGTATCACCTTTAACCATTTCGATATTTTGCTTTATCGCATTTGTAAAATGTGATTTTTCTAGCATTAGTTCCTCCTAACTTTTTGTAGGGAGATTTTTCTACAGAGAACTCCCCTTGTACCGTTATCCCCGTATGGTCTCGTAGAATATTAACCACCCTTACCCTCTGAGACGTTTATACGCTCTTTAGAGCCTTTTAATTACTTTCAACGATAAAATATATGTCTAAACATAAAAACGTCTCTATTAGCTTGTAGAGGTATGTCGCTTTTTCTTTTTAAATCGATTGTGTCTATCGTTGTGACACTGAGTACATAATAGCTCGAGGTTAGTATAGTCTAGTCTGCGATCCCAACCTTGAGGAGTCTGTATGGCTTGCTTGTGATGTACTTGTGTAGCGAACTTACCACACCGCTCACACTTATAGCCTTTATCCTGGGTATACTTAGAGCTAAGGGTACGCCACTCTACACTATTGTAAAAGCGTATATACTTAGGATCTCTCGTCTTGTTATATCGTCTATCGCTCTCACGCTTAGACTCCAGGCGCCTAGCCTCACGCTCGGCCTCTACTATAGGCCTACACTCACTACAGTAGCTAATACCATAAGGTATTAACTTACCACACCTAGCACACGCTTTTAATAACATATATATCCTCCTATATAAGCCATAAGAAAAAGCCAAGCCGATCCAATGGACCAACCAGGCTTTTACTGTTGTGGAGGCCTTAACCGAGTAGCAACCTTAACGATTACCACATTAACATAATAACTTATAAACCTATGCTAATAAATGACACATTACTGATAAGTTAGTGTTATAAAACTGACAAAAGAAAAAGGAGCCAATCACTCGGCCCCTAATTCCGTTAGAGCTTTAACTCCCTCGCTGTATAATCTATATACGGTCCTCACGTCGTAGCTAAGCTCTTTCGCTATTTCCTCAAAAGTAAGACAGTCAATAAAGAAAAGCTCTAATACTTCTATATGCTTAACATCATCTAACTGGTCTAGCTCCTTAGTTATAGCTCTCTTATATTCCCGGTTAATTACTTTTTGGTTAGCTATCCTCTCCTCTAGCTCGATCTTATCAGCTAATAGATCGTCGAGAGTAACAGGAGTACCACCTCGAGGCATACCACTATAGTTAGGAGATCTTACCGACGTAATCCTCTCCTCCAGTACGTAGAGCTTTTCCTCGAGACGTGCTAGCTTAGCTGAATTTTTTTTATATTTTTTTAAGGATCTTTTTTTAGCCTCTATCGCCTGGATCTCTAACTCCTCCATTTTTTTACCTCCACTTAAAAATACTTAAAATTTTTTAAACATAACAAAATAACAAAAAAAATCTCAACTTCTTATATGTTTTTATTTATAACATATTTCTCTATATATTATATATATTATTATATTTCTTCTTAAATATAGAAATAATTATGTTATTGTGTTATAAATATACCTCAAACCCTTATAAATACTGGCTTTTTGCTATAACAAAATCATAACAGAATGCGAAAAATCGAAACAGATTTTGTTATGAAATTCGAGTTTTTGTTATACTCAAAAATTTTAGATTTTAGTCATAACAAAAAGTTTTTGTTAAAAAGTGAGTTTTTGTTATACATTTTGTTATGCTTTTTGTTATGCTTTTCCGGTCGATCCGATACCGCCTCTCGAGATTTCTGCAAGGTGAGCCACCTCCTTAAAAATAATTTCCGGCTGATTTTTCACAATTCTAAATTGACAAATACGATCATTTTTCATAATCACCGTATCGCGTAACGCCACCGCCGGAAACATCCACTCGTCAGCGTCGCCGGAGTAGGAGTTGTCAATAATGCCCATTGAGTTAGCACACACGATACCGAACTTAGACGGAGTAGAGGATCTAGGCACGATATGAGCCTCGTAACCGTCCGGGAGGATCATACCGACACCCAGGCGGATAAGCCGATACTCTCCGGTCTTAAGATCTACGGTTTCGGCGGATCTGAGATCGATCCAGTCGCCCTTACTGATTTTCTGTAATTTCTCGATCTCCGGATCGAAATACTTAACGCGGATCTCGGTAGATTTATCTACTATATCCGGCCGTATCATTTCCGCGATTAACATTCTACAGGCGTAATAACTGTTTTGTGCGGTAGCCTGGGAGATATATCGCTTATCCAAGATCCAACCCTCGGCGATAGCCTCCTTAACGGATCTATCGAAATCCTCCGCGTTATCGAGTCTCCTCACTATTGTTTTAATATCCATATCGCTACCTCCTTAATATGCAAACCATGAAAGATCGTTAAAATTATTCGTTACGAGTACGTCCTCGATCGTGATTAACTTACCGGCCTCCTTAGCCTTAATAAGTTCCATATCATCATTATAGGCCTTATCATAATAGGCGAGTTTCTGCTTGAAATTCTCGGATCCGTTAATAATGATCTCCGGACCGGCGTTACCCTCTGTACGGATCTTAACCGCCATAAACTCGCGTCCTCTGTTAATACCCTCTTGTACGATTTTTTTAAACTCTGATTTTCTCATAATTCTACCTCTACCGGATAACCTCTCTCTAGGCTCTCCTTTACATTAATAATTCTTTGGTTACTGGATCCTCGCCATACGAGCGAGATATCCTTAAGATTTTCTTTAAATGGACCGTCGACAATAACGTCCACGTATTCCAGGATCTCCGGCTCTCTGAGTAATAACTCCTCGTAATAATATCCAGTCCATAACCATATAGACTTATCCGGATAAAGGAGTTTTACCAGGTGACAAAGCGTAACGACCTCGGAGACGTTCTCTCGCTCGATAGGATCTCCTCCCAGGATCGAAAGACCGGAGATATACTCCGGCGATAAGGCCTTGATAATCTCGTTAGCTGTATTAACTCCGTCGTACTCCTGGCCGTAGTTAAAGTCCCACGTCTCCGGCTGAAAACAACCTTTACACCGGTTACGACAACCGCTGACAAAAAGACTCACTCTAACTCCTGGACCGTTAGCGATATCGGTCTTTTTTATTTTTCCGTAATACATATATCCTCCCTTACGATCGTAAATTATAAGTGTAAAACGCGGTCCTTAATCTCCTGGGTTCGTCCTTGATTCCAATAATTGGTACCAATATACCCACAAGTCCGGCGTGCCACATTCATTTTGCTTTGGTCTCTATTACCGCATTTCGGACACTCCCATACTAACTTACCGGAGTCGTCCTTTACGATCTTAATCTCGCCGTCGTATCCGCATACCTGGCAATAATCCGATTTAGTATTTAACTCGGCGTACATAATGTTATCGTAAATAAATCCAATAACCGCGAGTACGGCCTCGATATTATTAGTCATGTTAGGGACCTCTACATACGAGATAGCTCCTCCAGGAGATAAAGCCTGGAACTCTGACTCGAATTTTAATTTAGTAAAGGCGTCGATCTTCTCTCTTACGTTTACGTGATATGAGTTAGTAATATAGTTATGATCCGTAATACCCTCGATAATACCGAATCGCTTTTGTAAGCACTTAGCAAACTTATAAGTAGTAGACTCAAGAGGAGTACCATAAAGGCTAAAGTCTACGTCCTCTTTTTCTTTCCAGTTCTTACAAGCGTCGTTTAATGCTCTCATGACCTTAAGAGCAAACTCCTTACCTCCTGGCTCCGTGTGAGATTTACCGGTCATAGCTCTAGTACACTCATAAAGACCGGCATAGCCTAAGCTGATAGTACTATAGCCACCGTGTAAGAGCTTGTCGATCGTCTCGCCCTTTTCAAGTCTTGCGAGCGCTCCGTATTGCCACAAGATCGGCGCTACATCTGATACGGTACCCTCTAGTCGTTTGTGGCGACACATAAGAGCTTTATAGCATAACTCCAGGCGCTCCTCTAGGATACTAAAGAAAACTCCCTCGGCTCCGTCTTTCGTCCATATATGATCCGGATTTTCGTCTACATCCTCGTCGATAATTTTAGTAGCGCTTAGAGCTACATCCACCAGGTTGATAGTAACGACGCCCTGGTTAAATCGACCGTAATACTTTTTACCTTTTACCCAGTTTTTAGCGTTAGCGACGTTCTCAGTCGTATGATCCGGAGTTAAAAAAGATCGGCAACCCATACACGTATAGACGTCTCCTTTAAGCTCTCTCATAATCTTAGCGCTGATATAATCCGGTACCATACGCTTAGCGGTACACTTAGCCGATAACTTGGTTAAGTAATAATATTTAGATCCAGGCTTAGCGTTATTCTCGTCTAAGCAATAAATCAGCTTAGGAAACGCCGGCGTAATATACACGCCCTTTTCGTTTTTAACTCCCTTAGTACGTTGATGTAATACCTCCTCGATAATAAGAGCTAAGTCGTCTTGAGTCTGCCCTGGCTCTACCTCGTTAATATCCATATACACAGTGATAAAAGGCGCCTGGCCGTTGGTAGTCATAAGAGTAACTACCTGGTACTGGATAGTCTGTACGCCGGCCTTAATATCCATCATCGTGAGATCCTCGACCTCGTTATCGTTTAAATACGAAAAATGTTTTCTGTAATAATTTCGAGTACATTCTACAAAAGGCGCGAGGTGAGCTAAGCTGATCGACTGACCTCCATACTGAGAGCTAGCGACCTGGGCGATAATCTGAGTAGCAATATTGCAAGCTGTCGAAAATTTATGAGGTTTATCGATCATAACACCACTGATAACCGTACCATTCTGTAGCATATCCTCCAGGTTGACTAGATCGCAATTATGCATATGCTGAGCAAAATAATCAGCGTCGTGAAAATGAATAATACCGGCCTCGTGAGCCTCGACTACATCCTTAGGCAATAGATAGCGCTTAGAGATATCCTTACTAACCTCTCCGGCCATGTAATCACGCTGAGTAGAGTTAATCGTAGGATTTTTGTTACTGTTTTCTTGCTTAACGTCCTCGTTTTCTCGCTCGATAAGAGTTAAGATCGCGTCGTCCGTTGTATTTTTATTTCTAATCTTTTCTCGATCATAGCGATAACGGATATACTTACGAGCGACCTCCGGACTACGAGATCTCATAAGACGACTCTCTACGGTATCTTGGATTTCTTCCACACTTACCGCGCGACTCATACTCTTAATAGTCTCAGTAATACCGGTTACAATATCCTCGATTTCTTGATTAGATAATCGATCTTTTACGTCCACCTCCTCATTAGCTGAGGAGATAGCGTTTTTAATTTTTTCCGGAGTAAATTCGACCTCTACTCCGTTACGTTTAATTACTTTCATTTTTTTTACCCTCCTTTTTAAATCTTGCAAACAAAATACCTTTTACCGTCGCTCTTTTGCTTAGGTTTTTCCTCGAAATCGTACTTAGTAATAACCTCTTTGAAAAAAGTCTTTTTACCGGTTATCATGCTCGATTTAATCCCGGACACCTTACACCAGTCACAAAACTCGGAGTAGTACACGTCTCTAGGCTTGTCTTGGAAATACTCCTCCGTAAGCTCCTTATCGTCAATCCAGGATAATACGGTCGAGTTATCCGCCTTATATGCCTCTAACGCGTCCTTAACGCTCTGAGGCTCTGTAAATTTACCCTTAGCCATAAGGCGCTTCGCTCCTCTGATACCGACGTTAAGGAGATAACTAAGAGCCTCGTCCGTTGTAATCTTATCCTCGATCATAGGATCGTAGTCCTCGTCGTCCACCGTAAACTTAGCATTAAATGGAATAAGTAACCACCTGCGATAAAATCCGTCCGACTTATCGAACGATCTAGGGATAGTATTACAACTGTAAATATGAGTAGCGTAAGGCTCGATCGTGTACGGTCTCTCTCCTTTTCGCTCTACCATAATAGCGTTTCCGCTAAATAGCTTTTTAAGAGTACCGGTATCCCTCAGAGCTACGTTGTCTACGTCGTCTCCGATATTAGCTAACTTATTCTCTAGCTCGGCGGTATTAAAGCGATCCGTAACTTTTTCTAATGCGATAGCTGAGTAGTTACGTTGCCCTAAAAACTTTTTAATAAGATCTAGGATCGTACTCTTACCGTTTGATCCACTACCGTAGAATAAAAAGGCTTTTTGATATCTAGCGTGTTTAATAAGTACGGATCCTAGCATTTCCTCGAATAAGTTAATAACCTCTCTGTCTCCTAAAAAGACTCTGTTAAGCATTTTATCAAGGTCGGCACAATAAGCGGACGGATCATAAGTAACCGGGATACGATCGAACTCTATCGCCTCAGAGGTAAAAGGTAAACACTCTCCGCTTTTAATATCTAGTCTCGTATTTTTAAGATTAAGGATATACGGATTAACCTTAAGGTCGCTCGCTACTACATGAGTCTTGATTCTAATATACGCTAGCACCTCCTGGCGCTGACGTTGCTTAATCCCGGGATACAACTCGATCATTTTATTTTCGATAATCTTATCGTCAGCCTGGTAATAGCCGTCCTCATAGACATATAAGGTATTATTAACCTCGACGATATTAAACTCCTGGATTAACAGATCTCCAAACTCGTTATGACTAAATCCTAACTTTTTATCCTCAGCCTGGGCGATCTGTTCGGCGATTACGTCGTCCGGCTTAAATGCCTCGTCTCGAGTGATTGTAGCGATCTCACTATCATTCAACGGATCAGCTAACACATAGTCGTTAATTACATGAATCGTCTCTCTAATTTCGTCTCTCGTAAAGCCTTTAGTCTGTAGATAGACAATATAGTTAAAAAGCTCCTGGTTACGTCCACTACCCTCACCCATATCCTTAAAAGCAAACTTACCGGAGGGAGCGGATACGCTCCATAAAAATTTAGGTACGACGTCCATATCGGAGGCTTTTACTTTACGAATCCACTCTCTAGCGTGACCGTCTTGTTTAATCTTAACGTAGGCGTTACGGCCTCCGGCTTTACGATCTGAGTAGATACCACACGCTAGACGGTTTTTAATAAAGTTTTTAGGCTCCTCCTCCGGAGACTTAAACCAACAATGAATACCGCGAGTCGTTTTCATTACTCGAGTCTTAAGGCCTAAACCGTCTACGATCTTAAGCATGATCTCAGCGTCGGAGGTAGTATCGAAATCGTAGACGACGTAACCTTTAGGAACGATACAAGCCACATTGTCAAAGTCTTTAACCTCGTCCCAGGTCTTAGTACCCTTGCCATCTTTAAACTTGTGGGTAGCGCGCTTTTCGTCGTCTAAAATAATATATTGCATTTCTCAGCAACCTCCTTTTTTTAATCAATCTCTATTCACGATAAGCTCCTCGGCGTATGGTAGAGACTCGATCCATTCCATAAAGCCGACGCTCCACTCGTCTAGCTTGTGGTTTTTACGTGATCCGTAGATATTGTAAAGAGTCTCATAATTAAGAGTAATCGTCCTTTTTTGATTATAAGAGCTAGGGAGTAACTGGATCATTTGCCACCAAAAAGCCTTATCCTTTGTCTGTAAGAATTGCTCTCTAGCACCGTTTAAGATCCATAGCGTAGTGTTTATATAATTCTCTATGATAGAATCGTCCTCACAATGATCATAGCTAAAATCGTTGATAGTAAACTCCTTAGCCTGGATTCTGTGCATAGTCGAGCAACTGTTAGACACGGTACCGACCTTATAAGTATCGAACTCTTTCCACCAATAAAGCGGAGCCGTAATATCCACACTCACGAGAATCTGTCTCATAAATTTACGGTGATCTGATCCGGCCTTAATAAGTCGTTTCATAAGATCGAGGTCTTTAGGTCCTATCTCATAAGCTCCGTAATCATAGTAATTACTATCGGACTTAACCCAGGAGTTTAAGGGATTTCTCATACCTCTAATAGCTCCATTAAAATTAAATACCTCCGTATTTTCAAACTTAATCATGTTTACCCTCCTCGGTTAAATACCTTTGATCTTGCTAGCAATCATATCGGCCGTATGAGTATAGAGTACGTTAGAATACTCCTCGATAGCTCTACCGTAGTAGTTCCATAACTTAGTATCTTTCTCATATGCTCCCATATGCCAACGAATACAAGCTATCTCCTCGTCGGTTAAGTCAATATACTTTTGAGCGATAATAATACTCTTACTACCATGACCGTCTAGGATCTGATCCTTGTTATACTTATAACTATCGCTCTCGATATCGTAACGATAAGAATCACATTTACATAAATCGTGATACATACCAACGATATAAGGACTCTCCGGTCTACTCCAGGTAAGGCCGAGATTATCGGTTAAATATACGAGGGCCTTAGTTACTTCCAGGCTATGATCGAAAAGACCACCCTCATAGGCTCCGTGATATTTAGTAGACGCCGGAGCGTCGAAAAAACCTAACTCTTTTAAGTCGTTACATGAGATATAGCCGGTCGTAGGCATAATCCTAGTATAAGTAGTTATTCTTTGCTCTCTATTCATTCTTTAATTCTTCCTCCTCTACTGTGAAATAAATATAATTCGCGTTGTCTAAATCGTTACGGATCACCTTTACCGATTTACTCGCAAGATCGCACGCTACCATTTTATCGATGTTAACTCTAACGACTTTAAGACCGTAGCAAATAGCCGAGATTACCTCCGACTCGTTTAACTGTTTAATTTTTCTCATTTCTCAAATCCTCCACAATTTTTATAAATTCCTCCAAGGTATAAGGCGAGTAATGTAGTCCGCCGGATCGCTCGATCCTACGCTTGTGGATCACCTGGTCCGCTTGCATATCGTTAGAGCCTACCTTAAGCTCGAACGCTACAAACTTACCTTTTATACACGCTATAAGATCCGGCTTACCTTTACCGCTCCAACCGTCACCGTATAAGTTAAGGTGATAGATACCTCTATCCTTGAGGTATCTAATCGCCTTATCCTGGAGCTTTTTTTCCGGCTTAGTCATTTAAGAAGTCGTCGAGGTCGTCCTCGTCGTCCTCTACTGGATCCTCAGCCTTAGACGTTCCTCCGAATCCGGTAGCGACTGTATAGTCGTTGAGTCTAACGGCCGTAGCCTCCTCGCCGGCGTGATCTCCCTTAGTACGGATATACTTCTCATGTTTAACTGTAGCCTGGATATAACACCCGACGATATCCTGGGTATCGATCTCGTCAACGCTAAAGTTGTTAAGACAAACCTTAGCGAAGTAAGACCAAGCCTTAAGAGCGCCCTCGTTAAGCTCTCCATTAGCTTTAGTAAGACTAAAGTTTTCATTATGAGTCTGTCCGCTTGCGGTCTGTAGCTTAACGCTGAGCTTACCGAAATCCTCATACTTAGAGTCGTCTACTTCCATAACCTTAAATACTGTTACTCCCTCGGGTACGATTGAAAATCCGCCCTCTGATAATTTAATTTTTGCCATGATCTTATTTCTCCTTTACTTCTTTTTCTACAATATACTCTAGCCACTCCTCGCCGTCTTTTCGGCGGATAGTGTTACACATTATAACCGTAAAGCCGTGATTTAAAGCATCTTGTAAATCTCGTACTTTACAACTTTCCGCCCAATAAGCACTACCCGGCGTAGCCGTTCTTATTACTTTTTGGACTTTCATACCTAAACCTCCTCGATAGCTACCGTCTTAAGACTGTAAACCTCCGACTTTTTGGAGTACTTAGTAAATACGTCCGGTAACTCCTTTTTTAACTTAGTGGAGTCTAAGCTATTACGCTCAGACTTACTAAGAGTCCAGGTATATTTCTTACTAGCGATCTCGACCTTTTTGTCTCCGTCTCTAAATTGAGATTTCATAGACTCTTTAACCTGGTCCTCGATCTCCTTAATACGCTTTTTCTTATCGGCGATCTTAGCCTCAGCCTTATCTACGCTTACTCTCAGCTTATCAGCCTCCGCCATTAACTTAGCTACGTCCTTATCGCTTGCCTCGGTTACGTTCTTACGTAAGACCTTAAGGATCTCGGCGTCTTTTTTCTCGTCGAACTCCGGCGAGATACCGGTTAAGACGTGCTCTCTCCAAAACTTAAGAGCCGGATCAATATAAGACTCCTTGAACGTAGGGAACGCCTCCGAGAGTTTAAACTCGATAACGACTGTATTATCTACCGTAGGTACGAAAGCCTCCGGATTAGCGTAGTCCTTATCTTGTAGAAAGCTACAAGTCATAACCACATTGTCGAACCCTAAGAGATAAGCGTATAAGCTAGCCTGGAGCTTATAGTAGATAGGAGGCTCGACCGTTCCGTCGACTCCTCTCCAGTCCTCCACACGCTTAGTAGTCTTAACCTCGACTACGAAGTCGTCGCCTAAGAAATCCCACATACCACCGAGCGCCTCCACATCATGGAAAAAGTCGCCCCAGGTCTTACGGAAATAATCCGGACCGTATACGTCGGTAGGACTCTTAATATCCATAAAGTAGCGATCTCTTAAGTAATCGCAAATCTTAGGCTCGATCACCTTACCGGCGATAGTATAGATACTATCCTCGAAAGGCTCCTCGTAAGTTCGAGTCATTTCACAAAATGCACTAAAAGGAGTACTCCAGGCGTTTAAACCCATAATAGTAGCGAACCTCGTAGCAGTTAATTTCTTTGGCTTTTTTGGTACCGGTACTTTTATTCTGTTACCGTCCAAAAATTCAATTTCATTCATTCTCGATATACCTCCATATAGATTTTTTACACGTTTTCTGACGACCGTTTAAACAAGCTATAATATTGCTATGAGATACGTTAAGATCTCTACTAGCCTCTCGTACTGAGTCCCATTTCTTTATCAAGACTCCGTTTAAATCGTATTGATAAATACTTTTGGTATTCAATTTAGATCCACACTCTTTAGAGCAAACTTTAGCGTTTTTACGGTTACATTCATTAGGTGTAAATTCTTTACCACAGATCACGCATTTTTTAACACTAGGATATTTTCTATTGTGTAAATTAGCGTGATCCTTAGGAGTCATAATCGTAAGATTTTCTATACGATTATCCAGTTTGTCGCCGTTAATATGATGTACATACTCATTACTGAGTAGCGGACGGCCTAATTTCTTTTCCATTAAATATCTATGGACCGGTTTCTTTTTTCCGTCTACTCGTATAGTTTTATAATTACTCACGATTAAAACCTCTTATTTTTTTTGTTACTCCTCAGTTACTTTGGTCTTAAAGCCTTTAGCTTTTTTGTCCTTAGACTTAACTACCGCGTTAGCGATAGTTACTACCTCGCTAGTTCTAAAGCTGAGGATCTGATCGTTAACCTCGTCGGTTACTACCAGGAACTCGTTACCCTCTAGCTTGTCAATGCTAAAAGGGATAGTGGTCTGAAAAGCTAAAGTCTTGCCATTCTTAAAACTTAGTACGTTTAAATACATATTCTCACCTCCTTTTTACGAAATATCGTAAACCAATTAGAAATTTTTTTTACTCAGCTACTTTATTACCGATCTCGATAAGTAGATCCTCGGCCTCGGTCTTAGTTACACCGGCCTTAAGACGCTTAACACTTGCGGTAATATAGGCCTCGTAATCTCCGCCCTCTTTATTTCTCAGCTTTTTGAGACCGTTCTTAATAGCCTTAACCTGGGTAGCGGTAGCCTCTCCGTCATGGTTAATAAGCTCCTCCTTGACCTCCTGGCGCTTTTCCTGGCTTACTGGCTTGTTAGACTTCTTAGGAGCCTCAGCCTTTGGAGCCTCTGTATTAGGCTTATCGATAGTAGCGTCGATCGCGTCGGCCTCTACGATATCCAGGCATAACATATAAAGGTAACGTCTCATATAGGTAATAGTAGATCCGAGAGCCTGGACGCTGTTCATACCGGCCGGAGGCTTAATATTACCCTCCTTATCCATTACGGTTAAGTTAATAGTAGGGATCTTAAATTCGATAACCTGGGTAGGATCATCGACGTTAACTAACGCGCCTACATAATCATTCATCATGATAGTGGTATTAAATACCAGGTTAAGACTTTTAAAAATACTGTTAGCGACCGGGACGATATCCTCTAACTCGAAGTACTTAAACTCCGCGAATCGGTTAACACCGCTCTTTTTAACCGGAGCCTTTAAGAACTCGTCTCGCGCGATCATTAGCTTTTCATATATATTCATAGCCTTAACCTCTCTCTTTTCCTCAGCCTTTGCCTCGTTTGTTTTTGTTGCCATAATTACAACCTCCTTTGTTATTTTGTTTAGTTTCCTTTGGATACTAGGATCCAGGTTTATATACTTATCGATACGCTTATTAGCCATATCGATATAGTAATCTAGGTCGAGATCCGCTACCGTGAGCTTATTCTCATTATCTATGCCGGCATGAGTAGGACACTCCGGGATAATCGACTCGCTCCATACTGGAGGATCAACCGGAGTACTCTCCATTTTACCGGTCTCTTTATTCTTTTTTCTTTTCTCGGTAATCCATTTACCCTTAACTATAGCGCCGTACTTAGGATCCTTAACGGCGTAGACTCGGTTAACCTTTTGGATCGGTACTCGCTCGCCGTTAATATACTGATAAGATCCCTCGAAAGTACCGCCAGTCTTAATAATCTGCTGAAAAGCCGTTATATCCTTACACTCTCTTATAGTTGTCTCCGGATCGATACCTTTTACCAACTTATCCACAATAGCCTTGTGGATAATCTGTAAGGAGTTAGTCTTAAAGCTGCCTCCGTCGTATAAGGATACGAAACCGCCTTTAGTCTTAAAGTGACCGTCCTTATAAATACCGATATAGTTATTAACGTCCTTTTGGATCACCTTATAAAAGTCGTCTCGCTCCATAGTAAAGCCGGTTAACTTACACCAATCGGCTACTATCTCCTCCGATAAATCTACCTCCTTACGATCAATCGTAAACATAATACCGTCGGTGTTAATGTTTACAAAATCGATAGACTCGCAACGCTTGGCGAGATCCTGGATTAAGATACTCATAGCTAACTGATTAGTGATACATACGCTACGACCTCCCAGGCGGTCGTTAAGACCGTTACCAGTAGATAACATAGCTCCGTAACACGTATTAATAATTAACTTAAGACTCGACTGTTTAGAGTCGTAATCGAAATACTCCTCTATCTTTTTATAAGTCTCCTCGTCGGTTCCGGCCTTAGCTTTATCGAGATTAAATACTAGCATACCGTCCTCGTCCGGATCTGAAAAATCGTGATACCATGATCCGCCGAGCTTATTAGCGATCTCTTTATTGACCGCTTTAGTCTTAGCCTTAAAATCTAATCTCAACTTGACGAGCTTTTCGTAGGCGTCCGGATCTTTCATAGACCTGGACGTATAGCCGAAGTTAATCATACTATTAGGATACAGAGATCCTACATCCTGGTTAATGATAACTCGGTCCTCGGTCTCCTCAATTGTTACGCAAGGCTTAGCGCCATGTACTCCGCCCCAGGCGTAAGTAACCGGACACTCGCCGGCGGACGTCTTAAGCATAAGCTCGAGAGTCATACCCTTAGATCCACCTTTACCGGTACCGAATAGCTTAGCGCTCGGGATCGACTTATCCTTAATTTGCATAAAGAAATCAAGCACGATCTTAGGTATCCGATTAGGATCCAGGTTAGGAGGAAGTACGTACTCTCTCTCGTCGTCTCGTTCGGTATACTTAGCCTCTAGCGCTATAGCTGATAGCTTAGCGTTAGTATAGCCTAGAGCGTCCTCCGCGCTGATACCGTAGATACTACCGGCTAAGACCTTAGCGTCTAAGTAGTTATCCTTACGCTCCCAGTAGAGGCGCTTAGTAGAATTAACGTCGATCTGACAGTACTTAATTACCTCCTCTAACTCTTTTTTAGTTAGCTTACGGTTAATATTGAAAGGGACACTACTCTCTACGATCGGTAGTTTTAAGTTACCCTCGATAGCTTTTAGGCTTAGTCCCTTATCCGGGATATCGTCTCTTAGATCGAAACTCTTAAAAGGTTTTTTCTGATACTGGATAAAAGGGATCTCCCAACCTTTACCGCCTCCGATAATATAGTCGTTAGCTCTCTTAACCTCTATGTTAGATCCTCCGGCTAACATAACCATAACTACGTAGTCGTCGTAATGCTTATTATTAAATCCGCCTAAGATAATATCCGGCTGATCCAGGAAAGCTCTAAGCCTGGTGTTATCGTTGCATATAGTTATATGAGGAGCGTCTAACTCCGGCCTACTAAAGTCTACGATCCAGTCGTCACTAAAGACCTCGATATCGTAGATATAAGTATTCACTTTATCGCCTCCGATCTTTTTGTTCTGTAATTAGTTCGTATCCTGTCGGAGATTTTCTCGATATCTTATAATATCGCTTATATATCCACTTCAAGCCGTTTTTATCAAATAAATTTCCGTTGTAAAAATCCCAAAAGTTTACAAAGTATCTAACGCTCTGATCTCCAATTTTACAAACTGGTATATCACGCTTGTTATAGTCTTTAATATATATATCCGTACTTCTCCAATATTTTTTTAACAATTTTCTGTGTTCTTCCGGCTCATATTCCTTACATATACGGCCTTTTGCTGATTCTTTACAAGCAAACCACGGCCTAGCAAGTTCAATCTTTTTCAATATCTCACAGTTCTCACTAATTCGCTTTTTACAGTCTTTACAAGATATCATTCCGAGACAGTCGATAAATTCATCGTCTGTTAAATCCTCAATCCGTTTCCCTGTCTCCAAATCTATTTCGTTAAATGTATTCACTCAATCACTTCCTCTTACGAAATTTCGTAAACTTACGTTAAAAAATTTACTGATTATAGCTCCTACGGTATCCGTCCATATACTCGGTAAATAGTTTCTCGCTAAAATCTGAGTAACCGGATAACGCTCTATAAATATCTACCTCGACGGTACCTTTAGTAAGTAAGTGAATATAACTACACTTATTAACCTGGCCGGTCCGGTGAATACGGTCTCTACTTTGCTCCAGGACTACAGATCTAGTAGTCGGCTCGTAGTAAATTATCGTATCGCTACTAAATAGATCGATACCGGCGTTAGCTGATTGATACTGACCTATAAAGACTCTAATATGCTTATCCGCCTGGAATTTTCTCCATATAGTCTTATCCTTTTGGTCTCCGTCTAAGGTTACATACTTAATTTTTAACTTAGTAAGTAGTTCCTCGATCTTACGGATTGAGTACTTAAACTCGGCAAAAATAACGATCTTCTTATCGTCCTCGAAACCCTCTAGTAATTCCTGGAGGATCGAGAGCTTTTCGTTTTTGGTCTTGATAATAGTACCGTCCTCTAGCTTTAAAAATCCGCTACATAACTGACGTAGCTTTATTAGTCTACTTAGAGGATTATCCGCTAGGATCTCATATTCCAGGATAGCCGACTCGGTGGCGAGTCTCTTATATAAAGACTTCTCTAGTAGATCTACCTTTACGATCTCGTCCGGTAGCTTGTCCGGTAAATCTAAACACTCGCTTTTTTTAACTCGGTAGCTATACTCGTTAATAATATCTTGTAGCTCTCTCACATGGATATAAGAGCTAGGCTTATGGTACATATTCAAGATACAGTAACGCTCTAAAAATTTACTATAAGCTCCTCCGAAAATTCGTGAGTACGGATATCCACGCTCTATATATCCGTCTAGGAAAGTATAGAGGCTCCATATGTTCTCAAGCTGACCGTTACTTATAGGAGTACCGGTTAGGATATATCTATAATCTGCCTGGGTAGCTAACTTGAGTAGAAACTTACTCCGCCGGCTAGCCCTATTCTTAATATAGTGGGCCTCGTCCAATATGATACAACCCCACTTTTTATTAAAAGGACTCTTAGCCTCGCCTCTCCATACCTTATCGTAGTTAATAAGAGTGATACCGGATTTAAGTAAGTCCTTGTCTAACGGATCGAATAACTCGATATCTCGCTCCCAGGCTCCTAGCGCTGACTTAGGAGCTACTATAAGCGCCTCCTCGATCTGTCCGCCTTTTAATAGATCCAGGATCCTAAAGAGTCCTACTAAGGTCTTACCGGTACCGGTCAACCTTGCTCCATAAAGAAAGCGAAGAAATTATTTGCTCTAGCATAACTGAGAGCTATTTCCTGGTGTCTATACAGAGTTAACAAGTTTACCACCTCCTTATTTTTTTAATGCAGTAATTAGTCCTTATTATCTACATCGCCGATAAATAAAGCCTTATATAACTTAGACGCTAGATAGATACCCATAACAATAATTTTAGGATCACCCTTTTCAGTCTGATCAGCTACTATACCACTGGCGATATCTAGAAACTCGGCCGAAGTAATTGTAATCTCCTTTTTTTCTACCGGCTCTTTTTCGTTAGGCTCCTCATATGGAGCGATCTTTTCAACTGGCACCTTTACACAATCACCATTAAAATCGACAATCGCGATAGGGTTCTGTAATTGTGTGTATAAGTTTACGATCGTCCCGATCTTCATTTTATTATTTACAATCATGACGACTTTCTGTCCTTGCTCAAATTTTGTAATTTTCATTATTTAGCCTCCTCAAATCAACCACGAGCATAATCAACCAATAACAACCACCCGGCAGATACGATTGTTAATCCCAGCCAAATAGGTACAAATAACAGACTATCGAAGTCGTCAACCATTAAACATAACATGAGTACGATTCTCGCTAACCAGGTCAACGCCTTGATCCCAAAAAAGTGAATCTTCAATCTGATCTTTCTAGTTTTCTTTAGTAGTTTTTTCATGTGGTTTACCTCTCTTGTTGATATTTTCTAATATCTTATAAAAATCTTTAGCCATATCCGGTTTAATGACGTGACCGGATATATCGGCTTTAACTGTTCCGTCAGCTAATACGTGAACAACATTCATATTTAAGCCTCCGGTTCACTCTTAAATAGTTCGTTAAGCGGTAGATCTGTACCGATAATATCCTTAAGAGCTATACTCTCGTTGAGTGTAAACTCAGCTTTTCCGTTGATCTTAAGGCTGAGGGTAGAGATTGTACAATCTAAGCGACCGTCCTCCTTACCACGCTCCAGGATTTCGCTGTAGGTCAATCCGCTACGAGCGATTTCCGCTTTTAAATTCGGGTATGTCATATTTTTACCTCCTTTTCTTTTCGGTTTTTAATAACCATTTGTGATATTTCGTAATCACAAGCCTAATGATATCCGAAATATTGGAAATCGTCAATGCTTATTTTTGATATTTCGCAAATTTTGGATAAAATGCCTAAAATTGTCTTTCGATAAATCAAAAAATTTGTTGATATTTCACAAAATACTGTATATACTTATTAGTGTTAGGAGGTTAACAATGAATGTTGAAAAAGAATTAAAGCGACTAATCATAGAGCGCTATGGATCTTTATTAGCTTTTTCGCGAGCGTGTGACGTGCCTAACTCTACTATCAATAGTTTTCTCACAAGAGGCATAGGTACCGCCACTCTATCTAATATCTTTAAGGTGTGTGACACCCTAAATATTAGCGCTGACGAACTTAGCCGAGGTCGTATCGTCTCCACATTTTCCATAAAAAATAATCAGCCGACAGATATAGTAGATATTTTAGCAAATGCCAAGATTCAGCTACTTAATCATGAGGCTTTAATGTTTAATGGAAAGCCGGCGGACGAGGAGTCTATCCAATCTATTCTATCGGCGATGGAGGTGGGTATAGCACTAGCTAACAAAAATAATAAATAAACTATGGGGGAATGACTTATCTATAATCTTTATAGTATTGTTGAAAATTTAAAAACGGAATATGAGACAAGAGATCCTTTTAAAATTGCTAAGGGATTAGGCGCGATAATCGTATATGTTCCATTAGTAAACGTTGGCGGATTTTATCAGCGATATAAGGATCGAGATATTATTTATATTAACCAGGGACTATCAGAGGAGGAACAAATCTTATACTGCGCACACGAATTAGGACATATGATTCTACATAAAAATGTTAACAGTATATTTTTAGATACGACTATACACGTCGGGGGAATATACGAGCTAGAGGCTAACGTGTTCGCAATCCAATTATTACAAAACGATCTAGATCTTAATAATGAGATCCCGATCCTAAACTGGAACGTCAACAATTACGCACTGAAAAGACGCGTACATTTCACACAAAAAGCATAACAAAATCTATAACAGAATCGTTAACAAAACCGAGTTTTTTTGTTAATGGATTTTGTTATACCATAAATTTACGAAATTTAGAAAACGTATCGCTATAACAAAAACTCACAAAATAACAAAAACATAACAAAATCATTTTACCATTTTGTTATGCCACAAACCCCATAAAATCAATACTTTAATACCATCTATAACACAATAACATAATTATTTCTAACTTAATAGAAGAAATATAATATATATAGATATATAGAGAAAAATATAAAATATATAAGGAGTTAGGATTTTTTTTGTTATTCTGTTATTTTGTTAAAAACGGAGGCAAAAAATGATTGATAAAGAAATAGTAGCTCTGTACGTTCGAGTATCTACCCAGGAGCAAGCGCGAGAGGGATACTCGATTGAGGAGCAAAAAGATAAATTAATTAAATATGCCGAGGCTCACGGTTGGATTATTTATAACACCTACGTAGACGCCGGATACTCCGGAGGATCATTAGAGCGACCTAGTATAAAAAGATTACTCGACGACGCCGACGGTAATAAGTTTAGTAAAGTCGTGGTATATAAGCTCGATCGTATCAGTAGATCACAAAAAGACACACTCTTTTTAATTGAGGACGTGTTTATCCCTAACGGCGTGGATTTTGTTTCTATGTCTGAGAATTTCGACACGTCAACGCCGTTCGGTAAATTTATGATCGGTATACTATCTACTTTCGCCCAACTAGAGCGAGAGACTATAAAGGAGCGTACTCGTCTAGGCAAAGAGGGACGAGCTAAGTCCGGATTATGGGGAGGCGGAGGACGCGTACCTATAGGCTACCGCTACGATAATAACGATAATTTGACTATCGATCCTTACGAGGCTACGATCGTTAAGCGTATCTATAAAGAATATACCGAGGACCTCAAGACGATCCGAGAGATAAGTCGACAACTCCGCCAGGAGAAACTACGTTCTAGTTATGGTCCATTTCCTAAAACTACGGTATTTAATATCCTACATCATAAGGTGTACGCCGGTTACATCATGTATAACGGCAAAGATTACGCCGGAATCCATGAGCCTATCATAAGCCTGGAGACCTGGGAAAAGGCCCAGGAGCGACTTAAGTATTATCAGAAAGAGGATAAGAACAATCTCAATTTTTATAAAAAAGCCTCTATTATAACTTCTATGGTAGTATGCCCTTATTGTGGCGATATAATGATCCTTAAATATGATAAAGTCGGAGGCAAAAAGAACTGGACTAAGGAAAAAGGCTATAAGATCTTTTTATCGTGTAAGGATAAAATAAAAAAAGGTTGCCCTAACAAAAGGTACAAACTTAGCGAGATAGAGGACTTAGTATTAAAAGAACTTAAAAAGTTAAAAATTGATCCGGACTATTTAGACAGTGTTAAAAGTAAAACGGAGTCGGCTATCGACAATAACGAGGCGGATGTCTTAAGAAATCAGATAAAAGTTAATGAGGATAAGATCTCAAAATTAATGGATCTATACTCGTTAGGTACGATCGATATCACTACTATAAAAGAAAAGGTAGACGAGATTAACGACGAGATCGACGGATTACGATCTAGGATAGAGGTATTAGAGAAAAATACAGATGAAGTAATCACTGTTGAGGATATCGTAGAGAGATTAGATAAATTAGAGTATTACTTAGACTTGGAGGATATCGAAAACACTCACGCTATAATATCTAGTTTAATTAATAGAATTGAGGTAACACCGGATGAAACTCGTATTTACTGGCGTTTTTAACGCTAAAAATTTTTAAATCAAAAAACCCAAAAAGGTGTAGTAGTCGCGTTGACGATAACAACATATTTTTGGGACACCTGGAGACTAATAAGTCTCCTTTTTTTTATATTTACGGTTTATAAATTGGCCGAGGCGTTAGGAGTAAAGGTCGAGGATCTTCTCGAGAAATAAAAAAAAGGACCGAGGATAAACTCCTCGGTCTTTTATTACGCCCTCATAGGCTCGAAATAAGTGCGTATAACGCTTGTTTTGTTTCTGACGTACAAATTATCGCCCGACATAAATCAGCGCGTCAGACGGCTTATATCGTTATAATTTCCTACGATATTTACATATTTTCTCAAGCTAGAGTTACTCATGATTTACACCTCTTTCAATACTTTTCAGATCTTTTAGATACTTATCTGCCTTGATCGCCTCAGCAGTAAAGGAGTTGTTTTTCCACCACGACCATAAGGACGCTCCGATAGTCGCGACGAGAGTAATTAACTCCGCGATCTGATCGTCTGATACCGGGATTACTGTATGGCCTGTACTGGTTAAGATCTGATTAGCCAGGGCGAGAGTTAAAACGATGGTTCTAATAATTGTTTCAGTTTTAATTTTCATGTTTATACCTCCTCTACCGGTTTATCCGGTAATTTCATAAACTCGGTGTAATGCTGATCCATTACTCCGTTTTTTCCGAGACTATGATACTGATCGTACATATTCTCGAAGTTTTCCTTAGCATAGATAGGCGCGTAACCCTTATCGTTATAATAATTGTACGCTTGGATTAGCCTATCTCGTAAAAGAGCTTGCACGCCTAAACATATGGCCTCGGTCTTAGTCTCGTTCTTATTTATTCTCTTAACGATATACTGACCTCCGGTAAGTAAGATACCGGAGCCGAAAAGTAAACTAATAATTTGATAATTCATTTTTTTTTCATCCTCTATTTATGCTTTCCGTTCCCACATATAAACGACTAGATAAGGAGGTAAATTATTATGAGCGCGTCCGCCTTCGTTTGTACTGATATTCCAACCGTATTGCGTTCCGTGCGTTATACTCGATCCGGTTCCGGCTTGTACTCCTGGCTTATCGTTAGAGGCCGAGCCTAAGTTAGTAGCTCGAACGCCTCCGTTAGACCAGTTATCGTGGTTCATTGGTACTACAGTCGCCATAGTACCGATACTGTAGTTAGGGATCTCGTCCTTAGTTAGTGCATAAGAGGCCTCGCCTCCGGTGTCTCCGGCGTTATAGGTATCGTCCGCACCTATTAAAAATCTACCCTTAATACGCTCCCAGGTACCGCCGTAGATCGTGCTAGGATCTACAGAGTTAGTACTCATGTAGATAGAGCCAACCGGATAAATTAGATCCGCTAATAGATTACCCTTAAATTTTAGAGGTAAAGCTACCTCGCATTTATCCGGATCCTCGGATATCTTACCGATTGCCATGCTCTTACCGCTTGCGTTGAAATCGATTAGCGTAAAGGCCGTACTAATTAACGTAGCTACGGTCGTCGAGTTAAAACTATCGGATATCTCTAGGAGTACGTCGTAGGTATGGTTAATATCCACCGCGTTAGTTAACGTCGTGGATCCTACTAAGTTACTAAGCTGAGTCCTAGTATATTCCGTCTCGTCTTTGGCCTTGTATAAAATATAAGCCTTAGCCTCGTTAGATCCCTTAGAACCGGTTAAGTCCGTGTAAGACGTATCGTAAGTAACAGATAAGTTACTTCCATTATTCACTCTATTAGCGCTAAAGCCGTTTATCTTAGGCTTGCTATAATCCAGGACTGTTATATTTACCGTAGCCGTACCGGTGTATCCTCTCGAGTCCACTGCAATAGCCGTTACCGTCATAGTACCTGCGTCTGTTAATGGATCGGTAAGAGCCGTAGCCTCGTTATACGTCGAGCCGTTCGCTTTTATGGTGTACGATTTAACGGTCGCGTTGTATTTACCGTTAGCCGTAACCGTGATAGATAGCTTACTAAGATCCTTAACGTAGGATCCTATCTTAGTCTTAACGTCCTCTACCGCCTCGGATATGCTAACCGATATACTCGGCTTAGTATTGGAGGTATCCGGTACCTTGCCATAAAAAGGAACCTCGATAGATCCTATTAAAGTGGATCCGTTATAGGTATCGCACGTTATAGATCCCTGGCCTAGAGAGCTATTAGGAATACTATTAGCCAAGTCTAGGCTAGGCGTCCAGGATACGGAGGTACTGCTCGTCTTTGTCGCGATTGTACCGCTTTTATTTCCCCATTTGTACGTTAAAGTATGAGTAAAGGAGCTACTAGCTCGGTTAATCGTGATTGTATTAGCACTGCCTAATATTAGCGTATCCATGGTTAAGGTAGAGGCTCTAGGTATGTTATTGAGACTAAAGGTCTTAGATCCGGTACAGTTTATCGCGTAGGTATAAATCCCGGCGCTTATGCTTACGCTAAAGCTCCTAGATCCGTCCGGATTATGTACTATAGTCCGTATACCACTAGCTACGACGGTACCGTTATACAACTGGATACGGTTGTCCGTAGACGTAGAGTATACCGTCGATCCGTCGATTACTACCTTAAATCCTCCGGCCTTATACCATATATCCTTAGATCCTCCGGCACCTTTTAAAGTCCAGGAGATAGTAGACGTATTATTTTCGATATCTTGCGTAGCGCTCCAACTAAATTGGATATAGCGGTCATCGTAAGCGCTCGAGTTTAGAGTACCACTTAAAGCCATATCTCCACCTCCTTAAACTTTAGTAAAAGATAAATTTCCGTTCGATCTAGGCATAAAAGCGAAACTACCGATAACGATCTGATCCAGGATCTCGGCTCTAGTAATATAGAGCTTTTGATCTGTGATATAGGCCACCTCGATATTATCGTTATAAAGAAACGATATACGGCCGTTAGAGATCTTGGTAGTAAGAGCATTACCGACTTCACCGAGGATAATATCGCCGTCCTTAAATCTGATATATTTAGATATCTCGTCTAAGTGCTTAATGATCTCTCCGTTTTCCTCAGTAATACGCTCGTTAATAGTATTAAACTGGATACCCAACTCGTCGGCCGTTTGCTTAAACACGGTAGATATAGACTCTTTTAACTGAGTCGTATCCTCTACGGTCGTATACTCTTTAAGCATAGTCTGAGTATTTTCCTCAGAGCTAGCGATCTGATTATTAACGTATGTTTGAGTCTGAGCGACGATATCACTGGTCTTATCGGCTACTATATCTCCGATCTGATTAGTTATAATATCAATACGATTGGTGTTATCTTTGGCGCTATCCGCCAAATAACTACTCTTTTCCAGGCCTAGAGTGATAGTTGAATTAACCGGATCGGCTAGATTCATGCTATAGGCCGTAAGTAGGACCTTATCGTTAAGGTTGTGAGGCTTACTAAATATTTTCACGTAGTCGCCTAACTTAAAAGACTCGATCGTCTCGTCGGCTAAATGTAAGTCGATAGCCTTTATCGTAAATTTATTAGATAACTTAACTTTGCTATTTAGATAAGCCTTAGCCTTAGTAAGTAAATTAGCCGGGATAGTCACGTCATCCCACGTTACTACCTCGAAGATCTTACCGTATTTAGCCACCGCGTCCGGATCCTCGATATAATCTACTCCACCGTTTACACTCGTGATATCTACAGTCGTACCGGCCGTCGTATCTTTAGCGCCGTAAGGGATAATACAAGTCGCTAAGGTATTGGCCTTAGACTCACTCGTTAGATCCAGGAGGTTAACGCTAAACGCGATCTCCTGGGTAGCTACGTCCGTGAAGTCCTCAAGATAGTCGATATAGTTACCGTCCTCCTCATATCTAATACAGACATAGCCTCCTAGTAGATCTATTAGCTTAGAGTTAATCTCGCTCCATGTGTTAGGATGTTCGGTAGAGGCTCTAACGATATAGTCGTTAGGATCCTTAACCGTTACCTTACCGAGCTTAAATTTCTGTTGATCTTCTACCTGGTCGTTATGCTGATTTATTAAAAACCGGAGATAGTCCTCTACGGATCCGTTAAAATCGTAAGATCTGACGATAGAGTCGTTAAAGTATCCTAAGATACCCTCGACCTCGATAGTTTTAGTTTTATGAAAGTCCTCAGAGTTACCATAGACGCGACCTTTTAAGAGAATCCGATTATCCTGGCGGATTGTAATTATACTTTGCATTTTTACAAAGCTATCATAATACGGATGTCCAGGCAAGACCGAAAAAGACGCAGAGCCGACCTTATTAAGCTCTAACTTAACTGTGGGTTTAATTAACCTCTTATCAGTCTCTTTAGGAGTCCAAAGAGGCTTATTATCTAAGTAAATACTAAACATTAGATTTTCGCCTCCCTATATTGAATCGTTAAGTTACCGGATCCGCTGACTATGAATGAATTATAGCCAGTCTTTAGCTCTACGTCTGAGATCTTATAAGTCCCGGCGCTTAATGTGTATGTATTGCCTTTATATACAATCTTAGCGGTATTATCTACGATAATAGTAGGCTGAACCACTACACCGTAGTTATTAACTGCTAAGGTCTTATCCGCCGTAGTTAACGCCGTAGTTATGTTAGTAAGCGCTAGCCTCTCTCTAAATGGATTAGCGTTAAGGTTTAAAGTGATAGTTGTTAATATTCCTTTTCGTGTCACCGTAACGGTAGCCTCTCCCTCGTAGTAGTAGTCCGGAGTATCGTCGTCAATAATCTTAAATGTCTCTCCATGTAGAGAGTTAAAAAGGTCGATCGTCTCCTCTACCTCCTCGTAGGTCCCGGAGGCTAAATACTGGAATCTAAGAGATCGGTTACTATACGTAACATTACCGGTTAATCCTTTAGTGAGGTTTACCAGGCCGTTACGACCTGGTACCTCGACTAAATAAGATTGAGGAGTAGGGTTACCGATCTCCTTAACCTCCTGGATCAAGCCTAAATCGTCTCCAGTATGTATTTTGAAACTGTCTTTAATGATCTCTATACCTCGCACGATTTACCACCCCCTAGAAACTTTACTATTCTTATCACTTAGCGCGCTATCTACGCTATCTACACCAACTACAACCGGTCTATCCATAGCTTTGAGAGCGTCCGGATAGTAATTAGCCATAAGTCCGATAACCTGGTCGAGTTTACGCTCCAGGTTTATGTTACGATTATCGACCGCCTCGGCTACATATTTCTGTAGCACGTTGATAGGAGCTACGGCCTCCGGTCCGGCCTCGCCTACTCCCTGGAATCCTTGATCCGTAGAGAAGATAGTCGGCTTATTAAAGATAGCACCGAGCTTATTCCACTTAACGCTAAAGGACGGTAAGTGACCTTTTCCGCCGATACCGAAAGGAGCCTCACCTCCGTTTACGCTGATGTGAGGTAGGCTTATATGTAACTTAGGAACAATACCCTTAAAGATGTTTTTTACTTTTTCTTTAATCTTATCAACAACGCCTTTAACGGTATCCCACGCCGATTGAATAGGATTGATAATAGCGTGCTTAATACCATTCCATACGGTAGTAGTTACGGCCTTAATACCATTCCACACGCTAGTTATAGTATTTCTGATCGTATTAACAACGGTAGTAATTACACTGCTTACAGCGTTAATTGCGGTAGAAATACCGCTCGTAATACCATTCCATATCGTAGAGGTTACGGAGCTAATAGCGTTCCATACTGTCGTTATAATCGTCCAAATAGCATTTAACACCGTACTGATAACTCCGCTTATAGTATTCCAAGCCGTGATAATATACGGCTGAACGAAATCAATTACCGCCGTAATAGCGTCCTTAATTCCATTCCATACGGTTTGAAATAAGGTTAAAAAAGCGTTAATGATTGGGACTATTAAATTCATTATCAGCGTAAACCCTACTAAAAGAATTGTTTTAATATTCTCCACAACGGTACTTATTACCGTTTTAATAGTGTTCCATATCGTCTCGAATACCGTTTTGATACCCTCCAGGATAGGAGTTATCTTATCCTTAAGAGCTTGTATAGCGTTAGGTAGTGTCTCGGTAAAGAATCCGACTAAGGCTTGTACCACATTACCAACGACCTCTTTAACCTTTTCAAAAGCACCGTTTACGACATTACGAAACGTCTCACAATGGTTATAGGCATAAATTAACCCGGCTACTAACGCCGCAATACCGGCGATAATCAAGCCGATACGATTAGC